CGGCAGCTTTTCGCCCCGACCAACTGATAACGAGACAGTTTTCTTCATTAAGAACCCATCCATCCGGTTGATACCATGCCGCGTTCGCTTACCACGCGCCGGGTCGGCGCATGATGCTCCCGATGCGCCACAGGGAAAGCAAAGGTGACGCATATCGCGTCGGCGGCGTCTGGTGACGCCAGCCCGCGAGCCTTCATCTCCTTCTTGCTCTCCAAAAAGATTGTACCGCGTGAATCCGGCTTCATCATAGGCGAAATAAGGTCAGTTTTCAAGAACCTGTCTTTTGGGATACTCGCCGTCTTCAGCCACTCGCGCATTTCACCCCACATCTGCGCCCTCATGTTGCCGTACATGATCGGGTTTTTCGACTTGTTGCCGAAGTTGACGCCCTTGATCTTGTACCGCTGCTCCTTCAACCTGTCCACGATGCCAGCCCCCAACCCGCCTTCGTCGATGACCACCAGCGCGGGCTTCCACTCATCAATCGCCTCAATGATGTAGCCCACCACCGTCATGGTGTCGTCGCCGCGGTGCCGATCAATCCGCACAATATCGCGCCCACGCCTCACCACAATCACCGTGGCATCCGCGCCAAACCGCGCAGGATCCACTCCAATAATGATCGGGGCCGTTTGATCCTTGTACTGCTCCCTGACCATCGCATCTTCAACAATGTTGGACGCAATAAACTGGTCATCCCCCTCGCTGGGGAACATCCCGTACACCTCAACGTGCGCCTGGCTTGATTCAGGGCCGTACTCGTCAATGATGTTTTGGTAAACAGCCTTGTCGGTGCCCTCCACCGTCCTGGCATCCACCACCTTGTTTGACCAAAAGTCGCGCTTGGAGTTAAAACACTCGTAAAAATACCCCGTATTGCGTCGCGGGTTGCTAAACGCCAACCACAAGCGATTCGGCGTGTTCTCCGTAAAGAAGCCCGCCGTAACCGCCCAAATCGAGTCGTCAATACCGCTGGCCTCGTCAAAGATCACCAGCACACCATCGTGATTGTGCACACCAGCATACGAGTCCGGATTCTCAGCACTCCACAGCCGACCCTCAACCGCCCAATAGCGCGTGCCCTTGCGAAGATCCTTCTCCACCAGTTGCGTCAACCACGTTGCCGGAGCTACCTTGGTCGCGCTGACCTCAAACCAGTGACTGTTGATGCTCATCGCCAGCCACTTGGTGATCTCGGCCCAGGTAACCGCCCGAAGCTGCGATTCGCTATTCGCTGAGATGATGGTCGTCGAGCCAATGCGCGTAGACAGCATCCAGATCGTCAGCCATGACACCAGCGCAGACTTGCCAATTCCCCGTCCAGACGACACCGCGTGGCGCAGCGTCTCAAAATCCACCAGCCCTTGCTGCCGCTTAACGTGCGTTGCAATCTCCCGCAACACCTCCCGCTGCCACTTGCGCGGCCCCTTGAAGTTCGCCAAGGGCGTGTTCTCTTGGCCCCAGGGAAACGCAAACAAAACAAACGCCTCCGGGTCATCAGCAATCGCTGGTGACCACAAAGTGGTCATCAGTTCTTGTTCTTCCTGTGGCTTGTAGATGGTGGTTTGCATTTGCCTAGTTTTCCTGTAACATCAAGGCATGAAAAAAGTCGTCGCCTATTGTGGATTCAACTTTTCCACCAACTGCGCATACCTGCGTATGCCGCAGGCGTTCTCGGGCCAGACCGACGCCAAGCAGTTGGAGATCGTCAACCAATTGATCGAGGAACTGACCAAGGAACAGGCGCACCTGTTAGAAGGCGGGGCTAGTAGCCCAGATACTTTGACAGGGCATCAAGGGCTTGCTGGTCAAACTTTTCTCCCTTATGACTCATGAGCATTGAGGTGCGAACATTGCCCTCGTTTTTGCCCTGCGCCAGCGCATTGGCAAACGTCTTGGGCATCAGCAGGCGGTCGGGCGCACCGACAATGTTTCCCTTGACATCCATCAACGAACCCATCAATTTTGCCTTCATGCCTTCGTTGTAAGACCCGTGCTTGAAGTTGGGCGTCACGATTGACATATTGGGTTCCACCGACATGATGGTATGCGCCCCGCCAGTTTGCGCACCGGGTTCAGACATAGTTTTGTAGATGTCCTGCCAGCGCGGGAACCCCATGTTCTCAATCTTCTTAGCCATTCCCGTTTCAGCAATAACCTTGCGAATGTTGCCTGCGCTGTACTCGCCCGGAACACCCTTCGCCATGATCTCGCGAATGTTCTTGCTGTCAATGCCCGGAAAATTTTTGTACGGGTACGTTACCTTCCCGGTGAGGGCGTCTTTGACGGCGGTGTTCTGAACCGTATCCCGAAACGCAGCCAGCGCATCCTTTGATGGTTTCAAGGCTGGCAACTGACCAACAATCGCGTCAGACATATGGTGCGAAAAATTGATCCCAGACGGGGCCAAGTTCATTTGCACCGCCAACGTGTCACCCTGTTCGCTGAACTTGTTAAGGTTGTTGATCTTCGACCTTTGCGCCGACAAGTTCGACGCCCCGCCAATGCCCTGCGCCAAGTTCTCAGGAATGTACGGATACATCCGACCGCCTTGACGCTCAACCGATTCCGACAACGGAACCCCGGCGATCTGCTTAACCTTGCCACCAGTTGCCGATGTGTCCCACAACACCGGCACGATGTACTTGTCCAGCAGCGCGTTTGGATGCACACCCATCTCAGCGCCCACTCCCAACGACGGTTCAATCACATCACCACTACCAAACAACCGAGCCTTCTCACGCCGCATCACGGCAGGCGTATCCAAAATCGTCTTGTACTTCGTCAGCGCCGTCTTCTCAGCCGGGTTCAGCATCGCTTCAGTCTTGCCGGGGAACAACGCCTCGACCGCCTTCAGTCGACCGACCATTGCAGCCGCAGCGTCAACCCCCGGCAACGCACCCCCCAACCCAATCGCCGCAACAGCCTTGGCCGACTTGGTGGGACTCATCGTCAGGAAGTTCGCCCCCATCTCAGCCAAAGCATTGCGATTCGGACTGACCGCGCCACCGCGCTGCATCAGGTCGCCAAAATACTCAGACCCCAGAAAAGGCTTTTCCTCAAGTTGCGGCATCTGATCGGCCGACAAGACACCAGCCTTGTTGCCGACATAGCCCACCGCAGCCTTGCCCAGGTTCAACCCCATGTTCGCCATGTCAACAGGTGCGCCAAGAGTGGTGGCAATCGCCCCGCGATTGACGGCATCTGTGATGCCTTGGCGGATGCCTTGGCGTTCAGCAGGGTCAGACAAAAACCCAAACACGTTCTTGGATGTCGCCAGCAAGTCCGAGAACGCTTTAACGTAGGGGTTGCCGGAGGCGGGCGTGTTGTTTTGAGGCATGAGGGGATGATAAATCAAAAAATAAAATTTTTGTTCGTGATGCTACCGTAACCGTGGCCCTTTCGCGTCGGCCACCCCCCCCCTCGGTCGCCGCGGGCCAGCGGGCACCCGCGGCCCTGCCCGGCCTATGTAAGTAAGCACTCACCTACACACAAGGATGCGAACGAGTCTCGTCTACGCGGTTGACATAACACCCGTTGTCAACATTCCACATCCCTCGACTCGACATCAACAACGTCGCTGTTGTCTTGCAACACCCTTTGTTTCGCCTGGCTCAACGCATCCAGCACGCTGATGCGCGTGTCGGTTACCGCGACGTCAATGCGATCACCGTAGCGTTTGGGTTGCAGCTTCGCCGCCACCCATTTGCGTGCGTCAACGCGCAAACGCTTGTCAGCTACCCAGGCGCTCATTGCCGCGGCCTCCAAGCCCGCTGGCGGCTCTGAGTCGCTGATCTCAAGGATCTCTTCAGCCAGACGGTCTGCGCGGTCTTGCAGCGCCTTCTCGTAGCGGGCTTGGAAGTCTAGGTCTGCGGCAATGCGCTTGCGTACTAAGGGCAGGCTTGGCATCCCAGCATCTCGAGCCAGCACGCTGCTCAAGCTGCCGCCAACCGCCATGCCGTCAAGAATGATTTGCCAGCACGGATGATCGGGCGGGTAGATAGCCTGGGAAGCCATTCGATGCGTCAAATCCGCGCCTGCGCGTAACCGTATAAGTTCCGGGCGAATCGTGGCTTTCCCCGTCTTCTTAATCTTCCCCTCCACCTCACTCAACTGCCGTTTGAGTTCCTCCATGCGTGTATTACTCACAGCCACGCCTCCAAGTTAACCACC